CTTTGTTTTATGTCAGCAGATAATTCAAACAATGCTTGTTCTTCTTCATCTAAAGAATCATATTCTTCTTCAGTGATGAAATCTTCATCTAATTCTTCTTCAACAATTTCTTCGTTTTCTAAAACTAATCCTGCCAATTTGGATTCTTCCATAATCTCAGCGATTTTACTATCAATAGACATTTTATATCTCCTAATTTTGATATATCTTATTATTTATAAAAATTAAACTTTTACTTAATGCTACGTAAAAAGTGTTGAAAGGCAAGTATTTTTTGCTCTTCTAAATTCATTGACGTTGCTTTTGTTATTGTTTTTCTAGCTTCATCAACATGTTTCTCAAACTTTCCATCAACATAAACCCAAGATGCACCTTCCATGATTCCTTGAACCCAGGCATCAGGTGCAGATGGATCACTTACTAAATCGCCGGCAGTACTTAACATAAAATCATTTTGTACTACATTAATACCTTCATTGTTCATTTTTAATGAACCTAAAGCACGACTTGACGTACCAATTCTTCCGCCACCTTTAAGAATACCTTCAGCAATTCTACCCATAGGAGTATCAAGAATTTTAGCCTTTCCTATCCAATTATTACCTTCTTTTCTTAAGTTAGTAATTAGATGTGAAATTCTATCAAGATTAATTGAAGGTGATTCAGGATGTCCTAATTCACCAAAGGCAGAATTCTTTTCTACTTTTTCTTTAATATATCGTTGAACTTCATTATCCATAATTGATTCTGGATACATTCTTCCATTACGATTCTTAATATTTGATTGAAGAAATACACCCTCTACATAAAGTTGTTTACCTTTACCGAGTTTTTCCTCTACAACCATATTTAATGTTTCGTTAACTTCCCTAATTAGTTTCATATTAACTTCCGTATACTAATTCGTTATCAAGAGCACCAAACTGAGTGGTCTCTATTTTACCATAATAACCTGAATTCTTTCTAACTTTAATCCAAATTTCGCCTTGGACTGCAGCAGCAAGTTTATCTACAATAGTAACACTGATAGAATATGTTGCATTAACATTATCAGGTGGGAAATATGTACCCATCATATCAATAAGGTTACCATTATCTGCAAGAGGAGTAACAATGCGAACACCATTTCTATCTACTTTATATATAGCTCCTGGTTCACCTGCCCATTGAAGCGCAGTAATAGAAACAGATGGAGTACCTATTATAACTTGTGTAGCATATTGAATTTTATAAGTAGTACCTGCTATAACTGCAGCACCATTTGCAGATAATACAGCATTAGTTGCATTAGTAACTGAGGTGATAAGACCTACATAAACACCTGCACTAGTATATACTTTAGCATTGACATGAACATTAGTATCAAAACTTGTTCCTACACCAACAATTGATGTAGCACCTGTGCCTATTGTTACAGTTCCTGCGCCAACAATAATATTGGCATAAGGTAACAAATCTGTAGTTAAATTTATTATAGATGCAGCAGTATCTGAACCTGCAATTTTAATAATTGCCTCAGTTTCTGATGCTTTAATAATGGTTTTTGTTAATGCTGCCATCTTTATTCCTTAATGATTACATCGAGTATTTTTAGGAAGTTATCCGAACTTTCTTTCATGAACTCGACAACCTCTACTTTATTTTCTAGTAAGTTATTTATATCTTGTTGGGTTTGAATATCTATTGCAATAACTGATTCATCTTCTAGAATGTAATGTATTTTACCATTAATAATAGAATCAAATTCATTCATTTCACGAATATTAGAAACAACTGGATCAATTGAAAAGGATTTGTCGGAAGCTATTTTAATATATTGTTCGACTATTTTATTTGTGACTTTAATATTGTGTTCTTCTTTAATTACGTCTGCAATTTTTAATATATTTTCAGAAAAGAATTCTTCATATAAATTATTGATAATATCTTTTGCTTGTTCTGAATATTTAATATGATTTTTTGCTTCCGACAAATTTCTAAACTGAGTTACTTCATTATTAATTAGTATAGTATTATCATTAGTTATCTGAATAGTATTACCAAAGTAATGGGTGCACTCCTGTATACCCATACCTGATACCGTTTCTTTTAACTTTTTAGAAAACTGTGAATAATACATTAGTCTTTAGTCATTTTGTCGACTGCTTTTGAAACACCTTTCAATCTTCTGTCTGCAACTCCAGCAGTGTTTGAATATGTCACACCAGCTCCACCACGACCAAATTTATCAGTATGAACTGCAGCATCAACTGCTGCTTTCTTAACATAAGAACCTAGAGTTGCTTTTGACAATTCATCTAGTTGCTCAAAGTCTTCAGACACCATAAAATCTTCAAGTTCTTCTAAAGAGTAATCTTCAAGAGTAAATTCTTCTGGCAAATTTACTTTTTTTCCTGCACCCTTAGAGGATTTAACAGAATATAAAGTTTTTGGATTTGCTGAACCGCCATGATTAATTGTAACATCAGCTGTTCCAGATTTTTTATAGGTTACGGTATTTGAATTTGGATTACCCATATGATTGCTATCTTGCGATAAATGATCTTTATTATTAGTACTGTATCCAGCAGTAGTCAATGTTTTATGTATTGATCTAAGTTTATTTAATTTACCTGCTAATGTTGGGTGTGTAGAAGAAGTATTTGATAAAAATGATTCTTCTAACTCTTCAAGTTCTTCTTTGGTTAATTTGCCAATTGCTGTAGCAACACCTTTAGTTCGGTTTGCAGTTTTTCTTGCTGTTGTTGGTTCGTGTGTATATGATAATACATCTTTATCCCCACGACCTGATTTGAAATTAACGGCTGCAGTATGTTTCATCAATTGGTCATGGGCTTTAGTTACATAAGAACCAAGAGTTTTCTTAGATACTTCGTCCAGTTGTTCAAAGTCTTCAGACATCATAAAGTCTTCAAGTTCTTCAACTGAATAATCTTCAAGAGTGAATTCTTCAACTGATTCTCTAGTTAATTGTTTCCATGCTTTTGCTTTTTCTTTTTCGATAAAACTTTTAGTAGTTCCACCTTGAGCATGATGCTTTATTAATTTTTCTTTGAATTTAGGATGCTTAGGATCCCAAGTTTCATATGCACCAGCACTTTCTGTAACATTGAATCTTTTAGTTTTCATATGAGCTATGAAGTCACCAAGCTTTCCTTCTGGATTAGCTTTTTTCCATTTTGTATGGTTTTTAACAAAATCAGGATGCTTTGGATCATGCAAGTCATATGCATCACGCGAATCATAACCTTCTTCTACAACTGAACCAAACATACCTTGTGCAACAGATACCCTCATATTATCTAAATGGTCAGATATTTTACTAGCCATCACATAGTTAAAACTATCTTCAATAGCAATTGAATCGCCTTCAGCAATTGCGTTAATTAAATCTTTAATAGATTCTTTAATCATTTTTGGTATCCTTAATTATTGTGCACTCTGTGCATCTTCTGGAACAGGTGGAGGATTTTCTTTATTTTGAGCAGCTATTTCTTTTATATCTTCTTCAGATTGCATTAATACATTCTTTTGAATCCATTCAATACTATAATATTTACCTACATATAAATCAATTTGTTGTAAGGTTACAATGCGTTGATTAAGAACTTCACTTTCTTTTAATTCTGAAAAGTAATTATCTTTTTGGAAATCAAACTGAATACTTTGTTTAATATCATACCATTCATCGTCTCGAATGATACCTTTAGAAATTAATTGTATTCTCAATGCATCTACAAGTAAATTAGCAAACTTTTTACGCAATCTTGTTACAAATTTATTGAACTTTACTTCTTCTCTAGTAATTTCTGTAGAACGGCCAATACTAAATCCTGTTGAAGGTTGCAATCTTCCTAATGGAACATTTAAAGCTTGATATAATTTACTTTGAAAATATTGTACATCTTCTATTTGACCTAGAGTTTGTCCGCCCGGCAGAGTAGTTATTTCTGTACCCTTACCGCCTTCTCTCCTTGGCATCCAGAAATCTTCCATCATAGACAAATGTTTACGATCATCTCTTGTTTCACCAGTAGTAGCATCATAAACAATTTTATTACGAAACTTATTCATAATATCATTTACATATTGTTCTGCTTTTAACTTAGGTAAGTTACCAACATCAATATAGAATATACGTCTTTCAGGTGCTCTTGATATACGATAAATTACTACCGCATCTTCAATCATTTTTAACTGGTTGGTTGGTTTTACTGCCTTATGTAAATGGCCTAATGTCATTCCTGAATTAGGATCAATTAAACCAGAAGGGCAATAGATAACTGAATCAAGAGATAGTTTAACACCTTGTGATGTTTGCTCACTAATTCCTTTATCATTATAGATGTAAAATTCATCTATAGATTTAACAACATCAATGCCTTTTTCATTACGTTGTTTCATTACGTTCTTGATCTTTCTTATTTTTCTTGGATCAATCTTACGTAATTCTGTAATACCTTTTTTGATATTAGCAGGATCAATCAATACTTGATAATATACTCTACCATCTATGTACCATTGACGGAAAATGTCTGGACCGAATTCTTCGAAATCAAATAGTTTTAATACTTCTTCGAATTCATCGGTGATTTTTTTCTTAATGCCATCTGAAACTTTTAAATTATCCAAATTAAGTTCAATAGATTTATCATCTTCAGTTATAATTGATTCATTAACAATATCTGTTATAGCTGAATCACAATCAGAATATTGTGCAACTTCTCGGTATCGACGGATAAGATCATTTTCATTCTTGACAATAGAATCCATATCAAGAACAAGACCATAATAATTCGCAGCACCTGATGCTGTTGTTATTACAGTACTACCGTCTTCCGAACTTGGTGGAACTACACTAAGCGGATTTTCCTTGACGGATTTCTTCTTACCCAACTCGATACCAAAAATTTGCATATTTTATCTCAAAATTATAATGAAAAATGATTAGAAACTAAATGGAATTGTTCCAACTGGAGTATCAATTGATATGTTAGTACCAAAAGAAGCACCATCAGTATCTGTACCAGTATTTGATGTAAAGTAGTTATAAGTAAATTCTACATCAAAAGTTTCAAGTTGGTTTATTACATCAAAGTCTAATTGAATAGCCCCAATAGTTGTTGGATATGCATCTGCAAATTTATATACTTTTAAAGTAGCACCATTACGATCTAATTGATGAACTTCTAAATCTACTTGATAATCGGCAGGATTTGTTTTACCTTCAGTGGCTGCATATCTTTGAATGCCTGCTTGCCAAGATTCAAATGCATTACGTAAACCAAAAGTTGTATCATTAATAAGTGTTACAGTCCATGGTTGGAAAGTACGTTCTCCTGCAATATTAACAACTCGACCTCTATATGGAACTTCTACATTTGCTATAGTAGATCCAGGAAGTTGAGCTCCTTTACATAAAAACTGTGCTCTTGCTCCTTCAAATGCACCGGCTGATACATAAGAAGGAAAATTTAAATATGCTCTAAATTGATTGGCTCGGGCACCGCCACCAATTAATTGAGATTTAAAATCGGATATATTTGCCATTTTTATTCCTTAGGTGTATGACTTTATATTATTTATAGTTAAAGTTGGGAGTGTATTTCAACTCCCAAATATTAATTAACCACCAACTTCAGAAAAACTAATACCACTTCTTACTGCTATGAAGTTTAAAGTAATATAGTTAATTGAACGTGCAGGTTTGATATAGATATCGCCTACAAATTCATTACGATCAATTACTTCTCCAGTATTATTAGTATCATCACAAATTACTCTAAAGTCAATAATACCTCTACGACCTTTAACATCTCTCAAAAATGGTTCAACAATATTTTTGAATTGAGCTCTTGTAAACGCATCATTAAATTCAAATAATTGATATTTAGATGCAGTAGCAATTGCTTTTTCAAGGACAATAAACAATCTACGAACGTTGATACGATCAAATGCAGATGGTTTTGCCAATAATGTTTTATCACCAAATAATACAGTGCCTTGTCCAGGAAATGTAACTACAGGATTAACACCATTTTTATATACTGAATCTCTATCTATTTTAGATAAATTAGCGGCAAGTTTAACAACATTTTT